TGATGCTCTTGGCTGCGTATGTCTGGTATCGCCGCAAGCAGCGGCTGGATGAGGAGGGCGCATGATTCTCAAACTGGTCAGTTTTCTGGCGTCCCCCTTTGTCCGGGTGGGCGGCTGGGCTATTGCTGCCATCGCTTTCATTGGGATTATCTATGGTCGCGGGCGCAGGGACGCCCGCAAGGAAATCGAGGGAGAGACCAATGCCGACGCGCTGCGCCGCACTCAAGATTCCATTGCTGCTGGCAACCGGGCTGCTGCTGGGCAGTTGCGCCAAGACGATGGGCATAAGCGGCCCGACTAGCGCCTGCGCGGTTTGGCCCTATGTGAGTTGGTCTGACAAGGATACTGACAAAACCATCGCGGACGCAAAACTCAACAATGCGCGCCGGGACGGTTGGTGCAAAGACGCGGAATAAATGCTAAAATAGGCTCTCAGGAGCGCAAACATGACAACTGGTCTCTCATATGCCACATACGTGGATCAGATTGCTAATATGGCGGTCGTCGAGTCCAGTAATCCGGAGTTCCAGATCGCCCTGCCGCAGATGATTACTTATGCGGAAAACAGGATTTACCGTGATCTGGACTTTATGTTTACGTCCACGACGGTGACCGGATACTCCCTGACGCAGGGTGTCAGGACCCTAACGATACCGGAAGGCACGCTGGTTGTAACCGACCAAATCAACATTATCACTCCGGTTGGAATCACAAATCCCAATTTTGGCACCCGAAATCCATGTCTGCCAACGACGAAAGAGTTCCTTGACGCCGTCTATGGATCTGCATCTTACACCGGCATGCCGGAGTATTTTGTGCCGTTTAATGACAATATTTTCCTGTTTGGCCCATATCCCGACCAAGCATACGGCATCGAGATTATTGGCACGTATAGGCCGGATAGCTTGTCATCGACAAATACAACGACATTTGTCAGCCTGTATTTGCCAGATTTGTTAATTATGGCCTCCATGATTTACATATCTGCATACCAGCGTAATTTTGGCCGCGCTAATGATGATCCTCAGATGGCGATAACCTATGAGAGCCAGTATCAAGCCTTGCTAAAGGGCGCGTCGGTCGAGGAAGCGAGGAAGAAGTTCCAAGCTGCTGGGTGGTCTTCGCAGTCTCCTGCCGCTGTTGCCACTCCAAACAGGTGATGTTGGATGCCGCATCAATCATTAAAATTGATACCGGGCGTAGATCAGAACAGAACCCCTGCTCTGAATGAAGCGGCTATTTCAGAATCAAATCTGATTCGGTTTGTGCCTGACAGGCAGGGTGTCGGCCTTGTCCAAAAGATTGGCGGCTGGTCTCTTTTTCCAAACAACACCACGCCAGCCGCATCTGCAAAGATCCGCGCTTTATGGGCTTGGGCCGATACGAATAGCATCAACCATCTTGCATATGGCACGGAAAACAACACAATCAGCGGTCAATCCAGCCTTGTCGTTTTTGATTATGACTCCTTAAATCCCGGCAGCAGCTCACAGCAAGACATTACGCCTCAGTCAGCATCAAGCCCGGCACAGGCGATCAACATAACCGCGACCGTAAACAGCAATGTCTTTACAATCACGGACACGACATCGACCGGCATAACTAATGATGACTCTGTCGTTATTCTGACGCCGATTAGTGTTGGTGGTGTTATCCTATCTGGATCATATCAATGCTATGCTGTGTCAAATACGCAGTATCAAATCTATGCGACCGATAATGTCGGAGAGCCTGCCTACGCAATCTATTCTTCGTATCCAAGCGTAACAAATGCCGTAGGGTCAGGTACACAAGTCACCTTTACGCTGGGAGACGCAAGCTATTTCCCGGCGGGAGCGACCGTTACTGTTGCTGGCATGAATCCGGCGGGATACGACGGAACCTATACTGTTGTATCTTCTTCTGCGGGGTCTTTTGTTGTTGCAAGTGCTGTTGTTACGGCATTTGTGTCAGGCGGCACGGCAACAGCGACCGGCTACGGTCAAGTTCCAATTTTTACCACCACGCAAGGAAGCGCAACTCTTAGCGTAAATCTGCCAAACCATAATTATGTGGCTGGCGATACGTTTGCTGTCCTTGTCTCTACTCCCTTAACATCGTCCGTTGCCACGACCGGCGCGTCTGGTACAGGAACGACCGCAACAATAACTTTTGGTGGTGGCGGGACTTATACTGTTGGCAGTACTATTGTTGTCGCTGGAGTGACGCCCGCAGGGTACAATGGCACTCAAATTGTAACAGCCTCAACCGCAGGCAGCGTTTCGTTCGCGTCAGCAGCTACCGGAGCTATGACTGTAGCAGGAACGATCAGTGCTACAGGCCCAACGCTCTACGGTAATTATATTGTTCAAGACCCGACTGCGATTGATACATTTTCAATTACCGTTCAGTCATCCTTAACATTTCAAACATCAGTTACCTTGAACAACAACACCGCGTATTATCAATACAATGTGGGGTATGGTCCTCCTGTCGCAGCTACAGGATACGGTGTTGGTGGGTACGGCGCGGGCGGCTATGGTACTGGGTCCCCGATTGTATCATCCGGTGGTACACCAATATCATCTGATGATTGGACGCTCGATAACTGGGGCGAAACCCTAATCTCCTGTTCGTATAATGGTAAAATATACGAGTGGAACCCCAGCACGAACGCTATTACGGCAACTGCTATCCCATCTGCGCCAACAGTCAATCACGGCGCTTTTGTTGCCATGCCACAGAGGCAAATTGTAGCTTGGGGATCAACATTTACAGGCATACATGATCCGCTGTTAATTCGCTGGTGCGATGTCAATAATTACGATTCATGGATAGCATCCATAACAAATCAAGCAGGCTCTTATCGCATTCCTAAAGGCTCCCGTATTGTTCAGTGCATACAAGGGCCGCAGCAAGGTCTGATATGGACTGATCTTGGCGTATGGGCCATGCAGTATGTCGGCCCGCCATATGTGTATCAATTCAATGAACTTGGGACAGGGTGTGGTTTGATTGGTCGGAAAGCCGCTGCCTCCATGAGTGGAACCGTCTACTGGATGGGGCAAAGCCAATTTTTCCGGCTGGGAGCTAGTGGCCCGGAACCGATTAAATGCCCAGTATGGGACGTTATCTTCCAAGACATTGATATGGATAACGTGGACAAGATACGTATAGCGCCAAATTCGCGATTTGGTGAAATCACTTGGTATTACCCCACATTGAGCAACGGCGGCGAAGTCAGCCGGTACGTAAAATATAATACCCTTCTCGACCAGTGGGACTTTGGATCGTTAGGAAGGACGGCATGGATCAATGATTCTGTGCTTGGCCCTCCAATCGGGGCTGGAACTAACAACTTCATTTACCAACACGAAACATCTACAGACGCTGCTGGAGCAAATGGTGCGGCAACAGCTATTAACGCGGTTTTTCAAACCGGATATTTTGCGTTAAGTGAAGCTGACATCAAAATGTTCGTGGATCAAATTTGGCCTGACATGAAATGGGGCTACTATGATGGGTCTCAGAATGCAACGATCCAGATGACGCTGTATGCGACAGACTATGCTGGTCAAACGCCAATTGCATATGGACCGTATACGATGACACAGAATACAACCTTTATCACGCCCCGTATGCGCGGAAGGTTGGTTTCCATAAAGATCGAAAGCAACGATGTTGGCTCTTGGTGGCGTATAGGTAACATTCGTTATCGACTACAGCCTGATGGGAAATACTGATGCCTGCGAGCCTTGATGACATTCTCACTACCCAGAAAAATGGCGTTGTTGCCATTAACAATCTTGGGCAGTCTATCCTTGCAACTTACACCTTTCTGAAGGGCACGCCCCTCACGTCGGGTGCTGCTGGCACGGGATCGTATTCTACGCTCTATACTGTACCTTCAAACAAACAAATGATGATTACAGATATGGAAATCTGTAATACTTCTGCGACAGCCGCGACCTTTTATATTTCGCTTTGTGCGTTTGGGGAGACTGCTGGCGCTAGCAATGCGGTGTTTTATGCAGCTCCAATTCCCGGTAACACGACTGTGCAGTGGACAGGCCAGCAGGTCCTTGAGGCTGGTGGATTTGTTGCAGCATATGCTTCGGCCTCGACTGTAACAATTAAAGTAAATGGAGGGCCGGGATAATGACTATCACCGTATATCCTCCTTATGGAGCGACCGTAAACAACGCCTTTTATGCACAATTTGGCGGCTCTACAGTAGATGCTTTTGGGCGTTTGCGCGTCACAACCCCATTTACAATTTTTGACAGCCAAGCCCGATTTGCCGTAGACAATCAATACAGTTATGTCACCGCTACCGGGGGCAGTTCCACTTATAATACCAACAAATCTTCCGTGAACCTGAGCGTAACAACAGCGTCCGGATCGACAGTTCTTGCCCAGACCTTTCGCGTATTTCCTTATCAGCCCGGAAAGGGCCTGCTGACGCTGCAAACATTCACGATGGAGGCGGCAAAATCAAATTTGACGCAGCGTGTTGGATACTACAGCGCCTACAACGGCGTCTTTCTGGAGCAAGGCCCGAACGGGGTCACTTTTGTTATTCGCACCTATACAGGCGGTTCTGTTGATGACAGCAGATATGTTGCCCAATCGAGCTGGAATGGCGACAAACTGAACGGAACGGGGCCGTCCGGCGTAACGCTTGATCTGACAAAGACACAGATCTTGTGGTTCGACTTTGAATGGCTTGGCGCGGGCAATGTTCGCTGTGGGTTTGTAGTCAACGGCCAATTTATTGTTTGCCACACGTTCCAGAACGCCAACATCGGCACGAATGTCTATATGCAGACGGCCATCTTGCCCCTGCGATTTGAGATCACGAACACGGGCGCGACGGCTTCCTCTTCTACGCTCCAGATGATTTGTTCGTCCGTTCAATCTGAGGGCGGGTACGAGCAGACATCGCAGGTCTTTACCGCTCGACGCACTGACAACGGCGTCACCATCGCCAATAATACTGGATTGACGTTCACGCCACTGGTCTCGATCCGTGTTAATTCCAGCTACTACGGCGCGATTGTTATCCCGCAGTCAATCTTGTTTCATCCGACAGCCTCTGGATC